GCACCATTTGGTGGTTTTCCGTCGCCATATGCTAAACATATAGTAGTGTCATTTTTGTTACGTGGTATAGGATTACCATTTTGGTCTAAACAGGGAAGTATATATAAATGTTCATGAACAAACTTTCTTCGATGAACTTGGCGATCAGCTTCCCCGTCTACCGCTTCAACAATTTTAATATCATTTGGTAATGTTGAAATAACGTCAGCAAGAGTATTTTCAGTTTCTTCTCCATAAAAGTTCTTAGCTTTTTGCTCAAGTATATCCGAATATTCCTGTTGATTATTAACAGGACCAACACGCAATCTCCATATATGGTTGTACCAAGTTGGCGCATACCCTTCACTTGCTCGATTGGCATCTTCTACCACATAATATTTGTTTATATTGGGTAAATTTGGGTCTAATTGTTCTTGACGCAAATGTGGTAGTTCAATTACGTCACCTGGCATTATGGCTCTCCCAATTTTATCAACCATATCATTATAATGCACAGTTATATATAAATTATCGCTGGTTAAAAATAACCCAAATTGACGTAAATCAAAATCATTATCCTGTATTGGATAATGGCATCTTAATTCATAAATATCCGGATCATACTTTCTATCACGATTTTCTAAATAGAATAAATCCTGTATATCGGTTTCTGTTGACGCAGGTTTTTCTTCAAGATAATTTGGTTGGCTTAAATCGCCCTTTTGTCTTAGAGCAGGATCAGAATTGTCCGGAAAAACACCACCAGCATCACCATTATCTTTTGGTCCCAAATATTTATGAATATAAGCACTCGTGCCGCCAAACACATATTGTTGGCGAACATAGTTATCCACTGTTTTATAATTATTTTTTCGTTGAACGTTCAATAAACTCAAACGTGGCATAATATCTCCTTTTTATTATTTATCATGTCTTGACATGCATCACACGACCTGTTTAATATAATGCTACATGTTAAATGGAGAAAATTATGGCTGATTTAAATGACGTTAGAAAACAACATCAGGGAAAAAGTAGTGAAGCAGCCCAAATTTATTTTGATGAGGGCACACGCGGACTATTTGCTGAAATTCAAAAAATTAGACATGAACGAGATTTGGCCATTATAGAAGCTATTGCCAAAGTAAATTCTGAATTTGACGAAAAATTAAAAGCCGCTGAAGAAAATCACGCTTTTGTTATGGTTTTGAAAAAGGATTAATATTATGGCTGTTAGTAAGATAACTATTCCTGAACAAATGTATTTGGGGATGCTTTGGCGTGAAAATGAAGTACCTTTGGGATTTTTAACACCAGATGGTACTGATTCTGCTGCAATTAAAAGAAAGCAAACAGTTGATAATTGGGTCAGAGCAAACGAACGCCATAGATCAAAGATTCCAATTGATAAAACAACTGTTAAGAACGAATTATTATCTGGTTTCAAATTAAGCAAAAGCACTCGTAGATGGACTACACAAAACGTAGTTTGGCGAGTAATTGATCCGCGTGGGTTTGAAATTGAAATTAGTTCTGAAAATTTGATGACCCTTATAGATGACACCACTATAATTAATGGTGAAATTTTGGGTAGGCTAATTTATGGTAGAGCCGCAGCATCCAACGTATTGCTTCATGAAAACAGTGAAGAATATACGGCTGCGGTTAAAATGACCAGTGTGGTAAGTGAAATTGTATCAATGCGCGATGTTAAGCCCGGTTATGAGGTTGCTCTTCATAATGGTATGACACTACGTTATTGGGGGTATTACCATACATTAAGTTTTTCTAAACAGTATTCTGAAACTACTTCTCATGTTGAAAAACAACATACAAAAATTTCAGATAAAAAAACTCATGTTTTTGTTAATGAATCTGAAAATAAGATTTACATAGCCGGATCACCCAAAATTGGTAAAATATTGGATAAATCCAGGGAATATACTAGTGATCAAGCAATAGTTGAACTTTCAAACATGATAGCAAACCAACATATGGCCATAACATCTATTGGTAATGGGTATGGGCATTATGATATAATAGGATTTGTACTTTCTAAAAAGAGTGCGGTAACTTTTGAATATGATCCTGTAACAATAGAACAAGTTGAAGAATTGTATTATAAATTCCAAAAGAATGGAAATTATCATTTTTGGCATGTGTATGCTTTGGCGAATAATAGTGCAACATATTGTTGTGATTATTATAGAAATCCTTTTGGTATACCCAACCAACCCATAAACCCAACAGAATGTTGGTGTGAAGTTACTTTTGATATTAATGATGGTAATCAAGAATACTTAACTAGCGCGCGCCAGAACAACAGTTTGTTTGGTAGTAGAACTCATTATTCTAGAAAAAAATTTTTGTGGACTGATATTGTTGATTCCATAATATCAATTAATTTTATCAAACTTACGGTTGATGATGGTGCAGTTTCTATAGAATATTATATTCATTGACAATGGTTGACAATATTGTGTGATCTCGTATACTGTTAGTATATGGAGATCACACAATGATGTTGTCAAATCAGATCAAAAATAAGTTTCGAAGTGCAGAAGCCTCATATATTGAATTTGAATCGGATCTGCGAAGAAATAAGCGTATCATAAAAGATAAAAAATACAATTTAGAATTAGCCAAAATTATAACCAATTATCATTCAGCTTGGTTCGCTGTATGTAGATCATATTATACCAAAAAGCCAGCCACTCCCGAGTTGGAAAAACATATTTCTAAATTAATTGATAAATTTTTAGAAATTGAAGGAATATTGAAACATTTGATGTTTCTGGCACGACTAACAGAGTGTTGACATACCCCCAAAAACCTGTTATCTTCTGTTAAACTTAATGGAGGCCAACATGGAAATATTTTATTTCTTAATTTCAACTGAATATCTACTTTTTACCATTAGCTTAGGATTGGCCCTACTATTGGCTATTGCTGTTATGTTAATTGGTGAATTTGATGATGAATTGGACTTTGACATAGAGGATGCCCCCGTTCTTAACTTTTTGGGATTTGGGCATGTTCCGGTAATGGTTGGTATTTTAACACTTCTAACTTCTTTTGGTATTTTTGGATACATTATACAGGGAATTTTGGCAGCAAAGTTATTTTTACTACCGTGGTTCATTGCTGTGATTCCGGCGGCAGTATTTTCAGTTTTCGCAACCAGCAAAATGAATAAAATAATTGGTGAGTTATTGCCAAGTTATGAAAATTATTCAATAAATTTATCAAATTTAGTGGGGAAAGAAGCAACCATCACACTTCCTGCACCCGCTGGTCGAATTGTTGAAGCAAAGGTAATTGATGACTTGCATCAAATTCATTATATACGGCTTAAGATCACACACGATGTTTTTATGGGTGATAAATTAATTTTATCAGTTTTAGATCAAGATACTAACGTTTTTACACATAACTAGGAGGATATTTTATGGAAGGAATAATTACTATTGCAGCGATTGCAGTATCGGTCATATTATTTGTTTTAATACTTGGTTGGGCTTTTTCAAAATGGTATAATAGAGCAACAAAGGAAGTTGCGTTCGTCAGGACTGGTAAGGGTGGCGAAAAGGTCGTCAAAGACGGCGGGGCCTTGGTATTACCAATCTTACATGAAGTTATTCGTGTAAACATGCAAACACTTCCATTGGTAGTTGACCGCAAGGCTGCTGAAGCTCTTATTACGAAAGATAAATTTCGAGTTGACGTGGGAGCCAGCTTTTATGTTAAGGTTCGTCCGGATACTGAAGGTATCGCAACCGCTGCACAAACTTTGGGTACCAGAACAATGGACCCACATGCTTTGGCTAAGGTAGTTGAAGACAAATTGGTTGACGCACTTCGTTCAACTGCTGCCCAGATGGACATGTTTGAATTACACGAAAAAAGAACGCAGTTCGTTTTGGCAGTGCAAGAAGCTGCTGGTGAAGATTTGAGTAAAAACGGTTTGGCGTTGGAATCAGTTTCACTTACTCATTTAGATCAAACGGATCCAAAATTTTTGAATTCCAATAACGCATTTGACGCCGAAGGATTACGTGCTCTTGCAGCAATTACCGAAGAACGCAGAAAAGAACGCAACCAGATTGAAGCTGATACTCGGGTTGCCATTGAAACTAAGAACTTGGAAGCAAACAAACGTAGTTTAACTCTTGCGCAGGAGCAGGAATGGGCTACTCTTGAGCAGGAACGCGAAGTTGAAACTCGTCGTGCTCAGCAGGAATCACAGCTTGCCAAAGAACGTGCCGAAAGAACACGGGAAGCACAGGTTGCTCAGATTGAAGCTGAACAAGCCACCAAGCAAGCAGAAATCAATAGACAGCGTTCTGTTGAAGAAGCTGAAATCAACAAGCGCAAAGCTCTTGAAATTGCTAAACAGGATCAAGAAATTGCTATTGCTACAAAGAGCATGGAACGGTCTGAAGCACAAGCCAAAGCCGATGCTGCCAGAGCAGATGCAGTAACCGCCGAACAGGCAGTTATTACCGCCGAGGAAAAAGCAAAGGCCGACCGTGTTAAGCAAATTGCTCTTATTGAAGCAACCAAGACTGCTGAAGAAGAAGCTACTCGCATACGTATCAGAGCACAAGCTGAATATGAAGCTGCTGATAATAAAGCTAAAGCAATCGAAAGATTAGCACAAGCTCAATTAACCGAAGATGCCGCACGTGCCAAGGGTGAACAGGCAATCAATGAAGCTGCGAATATGTTAAACCAGGAACAGATTGATTTACGTATTAGACTTGCTCTAATTGACCGTTTGCCTGCCATTCTTGAACAAATGGTTAAGCCAATTGAAAAGGTTGATAGTGTTCGTGTTGTTCATATGAGCGGCGGCATGGGCAATATGATGGGCGGCACCGCCGGAGTTGAAGCCAACGGTAATATTGCTGATCAAGTTTCTAGAGCAATGCTTGGTTATAAAATGCAAGTACCAATGGTTGAAGAATTAGCCAAACAAATTGGGGTGGATTTGGGTGATATGAACAAAACACTTTCTAATTTTGTTGATACTTCTGAACCAACCAACGAAGAACAATCGGAAGGTTAATTAAAATTAATGGGAGGGAAATCCCCTCCCATTTTTTTGTGGAGTATTAAATATGATTGAATTTATTTTTATATCCTGCATTACAACATTTAGTTGTTATGTGTTATATCATCATTTAATAAACGAATTAACATTTAATGAAATTTATGATTTAAAAATTAAAAATAAAATACCATTTTTAATGAGTAAACGCGATAAGTTGCTATTGCGTGGGCTTGAAACAATAACAGATTTGAAAAAACAATTTTTGAAAAAACAATTTAATAGTGCTAAATCAAATAAATTATATTCACTTATTTTGGAAACTTTGGCATATTACGAAACTACTAACAAAAGTGTTAATGAACTAGAAAGTTTTCTTAAACTTAAGGTTTTTCCATTAAAAAGTATTTCAAATCAATATATTAGATTAGAATATGGACACAAATATATAGAAGCGTATACCGCAATTTTAGATGATGCAATTTTGGATATTGAAAAAACTAATCAAATGTTACTTTCGCATGACGAAAAAATTGCTTCTATTGACTTAAAAGTATTAAAATCATATTATAACTAAATATAACTTAGTTTATTTTAATTACTTTTGGGGAGAGTTTATGTGAACAATATTTTAAGATTTTTATCAATTATACTTTTTTCTACAGCGACCGCAATGCTACCGTTAATACCCTCAAATGCCGCAACATTTTCTGAAGATTTGTTAAATTGGAAGATACGTTCGGTTTTAATAGAATCAACTAATTCGTATGTTTGCTATTATACTTTTGCAGCCTCTAATTTTTTTATGTCATTTACATATGATGATGATGTAAATGAGTTTGGGATAATGGTTGTGACTCCCAATTTTACTCAGTTGGGGATTCCTCTTGGACCACAGCATAATTATACCGTTGAATTTGACGGGCAACAAATGGATAATGTATTAGTTACTCATATACAACCGGGATTCATTTATCTTTTATTTCCTGATAAAAATCTAATTCAACCAAATATTACTGATTCTAGTTCTATTATACTTAAATTTAATTTGGGTGGTGGGTTGGTATTGACTTTTCCAATCGCACCAAATTATAATGCGGCCCTTGCTAAAGCTGCAGAATGTTACACCAATCCTGTATTCGATGATGATGCGACAATTGATTTAACACCGCCTTTTGACCCCAAAATACCAACTACTCAATCTAAATTAACATTGCAGGATATTCATTATCGTGCAATTCAAACGATATCTAGTTTCCCAATTATATTACCAACCAATGATTCAACTCAATCATTCTTTTCATATATTATGGGTAATTTAGAATCTGCTTATACCGTAACGGCAAATTCAAATACGATTTCGTTTCGGGATGATAATTTGATTGGGTTGTTTATGATTTCAAAACCCGGAGCAGAAATAACTTCGGAAAGATTATTATCAGCATATAAATCAAGGTTACCAACAGGCACTTGCACCACGGTTAATGCATCCTTACTAAAAGAAAATGATGACGGATTTTTGCTTAATTACATTTCTCTTTGTACTGAATTATCTGAAAATTATTTTAGTATTGGTTATTTGCTATACACGGCTAAAACAAAGCAAATAGTGGAATTTAACACATTGAGTTATCATGATAAATTTCCGTTTAATCTAGAAAATTTGGATACACTACGAATAACATTGGAAAATTTTATTAAAGGTGATTTGGGAAAGGCTTACTAATAAATACTTTTAACACACAGGAGATTTAAAGTGGATATATTAGGCCAAATACCATCAAACAACGATGTAAGAACTAAACTAGTTAGAGAAATTAAATTATCATTGGGTGATGGCATGGTTGATTTAGAACCAGATCCGGAGCATTATGATTTAGCAATAGATAAGGCCTTGGATAGGTATAGAACTAGAAGTAAAAATTCTACTGAAGAAAGTTTTATATTTTTGGAAGTTCAACCGGAAACTGCCTCATACACCTTGCCAAATGAAGTATTAGAAGTGCGAGATGTTTATCGACGCGGCGCAAGTGGGAATACCGGCGGCGGCACATTTTTTGATCCTTTTTCGGCCAGTATTACCAATTCGGTCTATGGTATTCCATATGCAAGTGGCACTTCGGGAGACTTAGTTACTTATGAATTGGCGTTACAATATCAAGAACTTGTTGGGCGTATGTTTGGGTTGGAATTGATGTACACTTGGAATAAGGTAACTAAGAAAATATCTTTTCATAGAAAATTTGCTGCTCCTGAACAAGTATTACTATGGTGTTTTAATTATCGTCCAGAATCAATACTTTTAACTTCTTATGATAGTAAACAATGGATTAGAGATTACGCCATTGCTGCCACTAAATTTATGATAGGGGAAGCTCGTAGTTTCTTTTCTTCAATTCCCGGACCGGGCGGCGGCGTAACACTCAATGGCGATACCCTAAAGAATGATGCATTGGCAGAAATGCAACGGCTTGAGGAAGAGGTTATGACACAACGTGATGGCGGCGATGAAGGATATTATTTCGTAATTGGATAAATATTGTTATATAATAATATTTTAAATTATGGTATAAATATGATTGAATTTATCAAAACCCAATTGTTGCTGGTATATAGCACTAAACGAAAAATAGCATGGATACATGACAATGGATATATGGATGAAATTAATAAGTATTTGTCGCCCATAATTCCAAGAAGTAATGAAGAAACAATATATTTATTATATAATAGTTACGAATTATGTAACGAAACCGATGAACTTAAACCATTTAAACGGGGTAAATATGTTTTTTGTTCAACTACAAATTCTGGATGTCAATGTAGAGCTAAAAGTTTTTCTGAAAAAATAAATCAACCGGAGGTCAAGTTAAAAATTCAAACTGCATTGAAAAAAGGATACTCTGAAAATTCTCTTGAAATTAAAGAAAAAAGAAAACAAACCAATTTAGACAGATATGGGGTTGAAAATCCTTTTCAATCAGAACTAGTCAAAAATAAAAGTAAACAAACCAATTTAGACAGATATGGGGTTGAAAATCCTTTTCAATCAGAACTAGTCAAAAATAAAAGTAAACAAACCAATTTAGACAGATATGGGGTTGAATACATTAGTAAATCCCAAGAAATAAAAGATAAAAAACGACAGACTTGTATTGATAAATATGGAGTTGCCAATGTTGGTTTAATTCCTTCTTCTATAGAAAAAAGAAAACAAACTAATTTGGATAGATATGGTGTATATAACGGGTCAATGAAACACTATACTACAGAACAACAACTGTTGGTTGGTAACAAATCAATTTTAAAAGAATCTCTTAAGAACAAAACATATATGCAGTTGGCCTCGGAAACCGGGGTATCTGCCACAACTTTGGCCAATTATGCGCATCATTACGGTATTCGAGAATATTACGAAAGTTCATATGAAAAAATAATAAATCATTGGCTAATCAATGATTTAAATACTACAATTTTAAATAGAACCAGGAAAATAATTTCTCCGTATGAATTGGATACTGTTATATTAGAAAAAAACTTAGCAATTGAATTTTGCGGGTTATATTGGCATTCCGATATAAACAAAGACAAACAATACCATCGTATGAAATATTTAAAATGTAAGGAACAGGGATTTTCTTTAATTACAATTTTTGAAGACGAATGGGTATTCAACGAGTATATATGTAAAAAAATAATCAAGAATAAACTTGGGTTGACAGATTTACGAATAAATGCTAGAATGACCAAAGTAGTTAACATTCCTTGGAAAACTGCACAGGTATTTTATGAAAAAGAACATATATCTGGTGCAGGATCTCCCACTAAATTAAATTATGGATTAGTTTACAATGATGATATAGTTGCTGTAATGAGTTTTGGACCCCAGCGCCGCGCCCTTGGTTCAATTTCTAAAGAAAAATGTTATGAGATTTATAGATATGCAACTATAGATGCTAATATACGGGGAGGAGCGAGTAAATTATTGACAGCTTTTGAACGTAATGTGGATGTTAAAGAACTTATTACTTTTGCAGATTTGCGTTGGGGGTCTGGTAATTTGTATAAACATCTTGGGTTTACTTTTTTATATGATACCGCCCCGAATTATTATTATTATAAATTGCCAAATTTGAAAAGATTGCATAGGTTTAATTTTACAAAACATAATATTATTAATTCTGGTGGCGACCCTACTCTTACTGAATATCAAAATATGATAAACAGTGGATATTCGCGAATATTTGATTGCGGAAACGGTAAATGGATTAAACAATATGCTTGATAAATATTTAAAATATAAAGAGTTTAATGATTGGGTATTACATAATAAACTTATGACCAAATTAATAAACACCCCTATCTTTTGTACATTAATATTAGAAGATAATAGACGTTATGAAATATTATTTTTTGATGGAGAAGTTTTCAGTTATAAATTTTTTATTTTTTCTCTAGAAATATATAATATTTCTAGATTTTATTACAGAAACAGCCAAATTAAAAATAAATCAAAATTAGAAGAACATGATAAAATTGTTCAATGTTTAATTAGAAAAAATATCATTAAAGAAGTTATAACACCCCATCCTTATCATAAAAATTCAAAACCCAAAATTATAACTGACATTGGGAATTCTTACCATGATTTTATTACAACATTAACTAATCTTGATTTTTCTAATGTTTACGAATTATTGCCTATAATTGAGAGAGCAAAAAATGAATAATATTGAAGATGGTATAATAAATTTTGCAGAAATTATAAAAGGTCGTTATAATTCTAATAATCCAAAAATTACATTTATGGTTCAAACAGACATATTTAATTCAGTAAATGTTTATAAATTTGGTATAATTAAATTAGAAGATAATAAAGTATTTGGGTGGTTATGGACCACTAAAGAACATAAAGTATATGTGCCATTTGATATTACTGATAATAATCGTAATAATGATATACAAATAAAAGTTTTTAAAAATAAAAAATCTGCGGATAATTATGCACTATGGTTAGTAATGAATGGGAGTAAAATGCAAAATGTTGAATAAATCTGATAATTTAACTAAATATTTGGGTACTCCACAGAATAATAGAGTTTCATCATTAAATGACTTTTTAAATTTGAAAGGAAAAACTATTTGGTTGATTACTGTTCCGCAATTTGATGGAATAACAGAAATGTATGCTAATTCGTTTATAACAGAATGGCATGTTGATGATTGTTATAATGTATATGGTAATAAAATATTAATTGACGATGAAATTAATAATGAATTTTCAATATATAGTCCACATGCTACCAAATTTAAAGAAAATAATAATGAAATTTATAGATATTTAATATCATTGCAGGATTATAATATTATAAATAGTGAAACGAATACTAATCATGCAGCTTTTTATGATAAAGAAAGTGCAGACACATATAGGATATGGTTATTGATGAATTTTCCTAGATCGGAAATATGTAGTTTACTCGATGACCGTATTACTCAATGCAAACTAGTTAATTGGAATAATTTTTTAAAATTTGGTTTAGAATTTAATGCAGTGGTAATATAATGAAAATAATAGCAATTTCCGGATTTATTGGCGCAGGTAAAGATACGGTTGCAAATTATCTGATTAAAAATTATGAATTTAACCGAGAATCACTGGCCAAGAGTTTAAAAGATGCAACTGCGACCATATTTAATTGGCCCAGGCATCTGCTTGAAGGGGATACTGACGAAAGTAGAAACTGGAGAGAAACAGTGGATCCATGGTGGTCAAAAAAATTAAAACTACCAAATGCTACTCCTAGGTTAATATTACAACTTATTGGCACAGAAGTATTTCGTAATAGTTTTAACCAAGATATATGGACACTTTCTTTGGAAAATAGATTATTATCTAATAAAAATTCCAATATCATCATAACAGATTGTAGATTCCCGAATGAAATTGAGATAATTAGAAAGTTATCTGGTAAATTGGTTTGGGTTAAGCGCGGCCCGTTACCGGAATGGTATAGTATGGCATTGGATGTAAACACCAATTCGCCACATTTACTGGAAGATTTTACTAAAAAATATAGAGTTCATCAATCAGAATTTAGATGGATAGGCACAAATTTTGATATTATTATTAATAACGATGATTCTTTGTCTAAATTATATGATACTATTGATACTTTTATGAATTCGGCTGATTGGCAAAAATAATCTGCATAAAATTTACTCCTTTTGATAAATAAAATAAACAGTTTATAATAACTTTTATTGTAAAGAAGGATTAAATAATGGCTTTAGTATCACCAGGCGTAGAAATACAAGTTATAGATGAAAGTATTGCAGGATCTTCCGGTCCGGGTACTATTCCTCTTATTTTTATTGCTACTCAACAAAATAAAACAATTAACACCGCTTTGGGACCGGTATTCAATACGGTAGCTTCCGGAACAGTAACAGCAAATGCTGGCGAATTATATCTAATAACTTCGCAACGTGAATTGATACAAACATTTGGGGATCCCGTATTTTATGAAAATCAGGGCACTCCTATTCCCGGATATGAATTAAATGAATATGGGTTATTGGCGGCATATCAATTTTTGGGTATATCAAATAGAGCGTATGTAATACGAGCTGATTTGGATTTGGCACAAATGTTGCCGACTAACTTTGAACCCACAAATCCGCCATTTAGTGGTACATATTGGCTTGATTTAACCGAAACATCTTGGGGTATATTTAAAAGTGATGGTAGCTCTGTTCCCGGAACCGCATGGCAGTCGCAAATACCGTTGGTTGTTTCGAGGACGGGTCAAACAGAAAATGTGGTGGTTTCTGAAGTTGGTTTTGATGAAAATACCACAGCGGTAGCAGTTACTGGTAATTTAGAAATCAATGGGGTAATTGTATCTATTAATAATTCAGATACAATTGAGCAGGTAGCATTACTTATTAATACCGCTAATATTACATCTATACGAGCTACTGTATTACGTTACAGTGATAGATCTTGGTTAGCTATACGAAATTTGGATGCTGGTAAAATTGATATAGGTGGCGATTCAACAGTGGTAACTGGTTTAGGATTTGATAATCAGACTGTGGTTCGACACCCAAGTTTTACTTTGGGACAAAACGGTGATTTTGCGGTAATGCCAATTTTAGGTGATAATTTATATTATGAAAAAATAAGACCAACCGGTCTGCTCGGTGAATCTGATCCAGATGCTGTAGCATTTTGGTTTTTGATTGGTTCAGATACTTGGAGAAGAACTTCTACAACTGTAGCAACTGGTATTACATTAACTAATTATTTGAGTAATCCTTTGGCCTCATCGGACCAATTAACTATTTCTAATGGCGATGATTCTGTGACAATAACATTTGGGGTAGCCGATGTTAATACGTTAAACAATGTTATTGCTAAAATTAATTTAGATCTAGTTAATGCTTCGATGAATGATAAGTTTGTTTCTATGTTGGATGTTAATAACAGAATAGCGGTAGTAAACATAGAGGGCGGTAATTTAATACTTACTGGATCAACTGGTGTCACCGCTCTACTTGGTTTCACAACCACTAATATTAATAGAAATAGAGTATATTATTCCCCGCATTTTCAAGTACCTGCAGGGTCTAGATCAGGCGATATTTGGGTTAAAACTACGAACCCAAATGCTGGCGCCGACTACATTGTTAAAATTTATAGCAGAACAACAAGTTCTTGGACAACGATTCCTGCCCCATTTTATTTAAATGATGATAAAGCATTGAGTGCTCTTAGTACATCGGCCGCTCCTGGCACTTTGTATACTAGGTTTAACTTGTATGGTACAGTATCTGATCCAATAACATCACAAATATTACGTAGATACACTGGCGCCGGCACAGTTGATATTATTGGGGATAGTATTCCGGGTGTTACTACTCCGTCGTTAGTTCCTGGAGACCAATTTGTTTTGACTGTTGGTACACCAAACGGCGGCGGGCAAGACAGTCAAATAATTACTATTACTGGTTCGGGGATAGCTGACGTTATTACTGATATTAATAATTCAACGTTACCAAATATACTTGCTGATAGTGTAGGCGGATTCTTAAGAATAAGCAACACTTCCGGATACAGTTTAACTATTGGGTATTTTGATCCAAATACAAACGCTTTTGTAGATACTACCAATACTGATGATCCAATTGCATCATTGGGCTTTACTGATGGGTTAAACGCAAGTAGATTTACTGATTTAACTTATTCTGCTTCAGTTGTTGCCCCAACTACCGAAGCAGAATCGGGTAGACTTTGGTTTAATGACGATTTCTTAGCTGACATTATGGTTGGCGACGGTGACCAATGGATTGGGTTGCGAAATGCATTTCCAAGCGTAGACCCCCAGGGTGTTATTATTGCTGGCAGTGCTCCTGAATTTCAAACTGATGGTACTCCATTGGTAGAAAATGATTTATGGTTGGACGGAAGCGATTCTGAAAATTATCCGGCGCTTTATCGATACCGGGCACTAACCAAAGTATGGGAACCCATTGATACTACTGACCAAACCACACCGTTTGGTATAGTTTTTGGGGACGCTCGTTGGAGCGTTGACGGGCAACGAGATGGAGATAGAACGCAGGCTGGATTGACAAAGTCGGATTTCTTAGATCCCGATGCGCCGGATCCAAGAACATATCCCGCCGGTATGCTATTGTTCAACACAAGAGCATCCACAAACAATGTTAAAAGATGGATTCCAAATTATCTTGCAGAATTTGTTGGTCAAGAAGAATCTCCTGGTGTTCAATATTCCGTTGGGTTAAGTGACTTCCCAACCGATACTATTACTACTGCTAACCAAGGCAGGTGGGTTACTGCTTCGGGTAACGAAGTTGATGGAAGTCCGTTTATGGGTAGAAAAGCTCAAAGAAGATTGGTTATACAATCCATAGCAGCTGACATAATTAGTAATCAGGATATTAGAGCAGAAACTGCTTTTTACAACTTAATAGCAGCCCCCGGATACCCTGAACTTATTGATGAAATGGTAACACTAAATACCGACATTAAGGAAGTAGCATTTATCGTAGGCGATACTCCCGCAAGATTAGAACCGGATGGAACTAGCATTCAACGTTGGGCAACCAATGCAAATAACGTTGCAAGCACTGGTGATGAAGGATTAACGGTTGCCAATACTTATGTTGGACTATATTATCCGTGGGCATTGAGCACCAATACAAATGGCCAGGAAGTAGTTGTTCCGCCAAGCAATCTAGTTTTGCGAACCATTGCGTTCAATGATAATGTGGCATATCCTTGGTTTGCTCCTGCAGGATTTAATCGAGGATTAATTACAAATGCTGGATCAGTTGGGTATATTAATTCAGAAGATGAATACCAACCAGTAATTTTGAATCCCGGACAACGTGACACATTATATGTTAATAATATTAATCCATTAGCTTATATGCCAAACAAGGGACTTGTGGTATTTGGACAGAAAACACTTCATCCAAATGAAACTAGTGCTTTAAGTAGAGTGAATGTTGTTAGATTGATTAACTTCTTGAGATTTAACTATGATGTTATTGCTAAACCATTCTTGTTTGAACCAAATGATAAACAAACTAGAGATCAGGTAACATCAGTATTTGAAAGATTTACTGGTAACTTGGTAAGCTTAAGAGCATTATATGACTTTGCGGTTGTTTGCGACGAGAGCAATAACACTCCAGATAGAATTGATAGAAATGAATTGTGGATTGATGTAGCGATACAGCCAGTTAAAGCAATAGAATTTATCTACATACCAATTAGAATTAGAAATACTGGTGAAGATTTAACTAACTTATTGCCTGGAGTATAATATAATATAATATATATTAAATAGAAAAATAAAAAGGAGCAGAAATGCTCCTTTTTTACGAGTTATTTTTTATACCAAATCCATTTAGAATGACCACAATCCCAAACTCTATCGTACCCTTGATTTAATCTATTTTCCCATTCCGTTAAATCTGGATTGTCAAATTTAGTCTTTCTAAGATTAAACCTATAAATTCTAAATTTATAATCATTAGTGTACCAATAATTAGGAAGAGTATTACCTATAAAATTAAAACCTAATTTTTCATATAAATCGCCAATCCCCCATCTTAAATCAGAATATGAAACAACTATATCTGGATTAACATCTTTAATAAAATGAGAAAATAATTTTGATGCGCCACCCAATACTCTACCTTTAGAACAATATCTTGATAATTCATAATCATAATTAGATTTTAATTGATTTTTAGCTCTAGTTGGTCGAGTAAAAGTCATTACTGCTATTAAAACATTTTCAATATATAGACCATACTTTAAAGAAGCTGCGGTATATCCATAAATATGGTGTTGATTGATAAAATCTTTAGCAATATTGCTAGATATTTCCTTAACGACACTCTTTCTAGCATAATATTTATTACCAAATCCCAAAATAGAACTTAATCTATTTTTAACAATATCTAATTTATTAAGCCATTCATCTTCAAATATTTGAATTAAATTAATACCCTTTTCTAAACATTTATTTCTTTTAGTTAAGTGATAAAATTTGCCCTTACCATTTTTTTCAGAATGCCAATACAATCCATTATATTCAATACCAATATTATATTCTGGCAGTAAAAAGTCTATTTCAAAATTATTTGAAAGAATAGATTTATCACCTCTAATAATTTTAATTCCTAAAGAATTAATGTAATCATATAATTCATTTTCTGTTTTAGAATTAAGAGTTGGATAGCATCCTCTACACATTCTTTGATGATGATATGATTTAATACTTCGGGTATGAATGGTATTACATTTGTTGCAAGACAACTCCACTAATCCATCATTATATGATAATGTTGAAAAATCCAACTCTTTAAAAATTTCTTTATATTTTTCAATTGTTCTTAAGGCTAATTTTTCATAATACCCATTATTAACTTTAGTAATAATAGCTTTTTTTGCTCTTTCCTTTAATTCATCTGTATTTTTTCTAGCATAACTTATCATAGATTGACTAATTTTTTCCTTAGTTTCTTTGGGTAATTTTAATCCTACTTGGGGATGTGTATTCTGTTCATGCCATTTCCTATGACGTAAAATACCACTTTGACTTAATTTATCTTTTGTTTCTTTTGTTTGTGCTATTCCTTTATTCCAAGGAACAATAATTTGTTTAGATTTAGTGTCTTTAATTTTTTGTTTAATTGATTCTGAACGTGATACCCCTTTACGCAATTCATTAGCTTTTTTACTTCTTTCGCTAAAAAATTCTAATATTTTCTTATCAAATAATTCACTATCGGGATATTTTTCTTTATATTGAAAAGTAGTTAAATTATGGGCAAATTTAAGATGACGATTAGTTATCTGTTTAAATTCTTTTTCACATTCTAAGCATTTTACCATAATTTTTCCTGGATAAATATAGTTATTCAACTAAATTATATTATAGTAAATATTTATGTTTTTCAAATTTAATTTATAATTGACAGCAAAGTCATAAAATAATATAAATAAGGGGATTAAATCCTCTTATTTTGTGAGTAAAATGAAAAATAAAATTTTAGAGGTATTATCAGAAACACCTCGCAAAGGTTGGTCTAGAAAAATAGCCAAAACATCGGATTTTATTAGTTGGTTAAACCTAATATATCCAAATATACATATTTCAGAACAATTGATATTATTATACAATGATCAATCAAATCCTCCAAATTGTCCTGTGTGTTCTAATAGAATTAAACTAACAGGGGTAATATATAAAAATACTTGTTCTAGAATTTGTGCTGAACAATTAAAAAAACAAACAGGCCAAAAGGCCAAAGAAATGGAAAAAGCTAAACAAACTAATATTAAAAAATATGGTGAAACTAGCCCAGCCAAAACAAGACAATTTCAGGAAAAACGATTAAAAACTATGATTAATAAGTATGGTGATGTAATTTCGCCAAAACATAAGGAAATCTTAGAATTATCTAAATCTAAAGCATATTTGACTAGAAAAAATAATTTGTTAGAAAATCATGGAGTAGAAAATATTAGTTCTTTAATTGAAACAAAAGAAAATAGAAAAAATACATACTTGATAAAATACGGGGTTGAACATTATCACCAGTCAAGCGAATATAAAGAAAAAATTAAAAATAGAAAAATAGATAAAATAGAAACTTTAAATTCCGATATAATCGTTATTTCTTTTGATAATATAACAAATTATAAAACGATGGGTATTACATATACATGTAAAAAATGTTTAATTCAAGAAACTATTCCTATGGTTACGTTTAATTATAGATCTATTAATTTTAATACGCCTTGTTCTAATTGTGGTAATTTTAATAAACCTTGGTCTAATGGTGAAAAAGAATTATTATCCAACATACGAGAATTTTATAAAGGCGAAATAATTACTAATAAAAAAATAATACCGCCATATACTTTGGATATGTTCATTCCTGAATTTAATTTAGCAATAGAATATAATGGATTGTTTTGGCACTCTGAACGTGGTGGCGGCAAATCACCAAATTATCATAAAATAAAAACTGATTTATGCAGAAGTAAGAATATAAGATTACTTCATATTTTTGAAAATGAATATAAAAATTCAAAAGAAATAATATTGGAAAAGATAAAAAATATTGTAGGTTTATCAGATAAAGGGGTTGGTGCTAGAAAAATAATTATTAAAGAGATTTCATCAATTGATGGTAATATATTTTTGAATAAATTTCATATACAAGGCGGCGTTCCGGGAAGTAAATTTTTGGGTGGTTTTAATAATGATCAATTAATTTCAGTATTAGCATATAAAAAAGTATCAAATATCTTAGATATAACCAGATATGCTAATGATTTTAAAATATATCCTGGATTATTTTCAAAATTTTTAAGTTATATTAATAAAAGTATAGAATACGATAGAATTATTACCTTTGCTGATTTGCGTTATAGTTATGGTAATTTATACCAAAAAACTGGTTTTGATATTGAATATGAAATTAATTCAGGGTATTATTATACCGATTATATTAATTTTTATCATAAATTTAATTTTAGAAAAGAAAATATTAGAAAAAAATTTAATATTGATATTAGTAATAAAACTGAAAAAGAACTCATGGAAGAATTGGGGTTTGATAGAATTTGGGATGCCGGCAAAATAAAATTTACAAAAATAAATTAAACTTACTAAAATGGCCAATGATTAAAAAATGTTTTCTTATCAGTTTTTTTGGCATATTCTATGGCTCGTTCTAAATCTTCCGGAGTATTTACTTCTGGTGGTAATTGATCAGTTGTTAATGCACCTATTTGCAAATCGTTTTCTAAAAATCTAAGTTGTTCTAATTTTTCTAATTTCTCATAGCTACTTGGGTTAAGTTTGTGTATTTTTAATAATGTTTTAGTCTTGAACGAATAAATTCCAACATGTTGCAATCCGTGTATGGCAGCTCTAACAAACCAATGTGCTCTGCCTATTTGGTAACTTATTAAATTATCCGTTACTACACATTTATCTTCAAAAGAAACAATGGCTTTTACAGTGTTTGGGTTGCGTATTTCTTCATCAGGCATATTATGAACAAGTGTACCAACATCATATCCTATATTTAACGGAAACAATACTCTTCTAATATTTTCACCATCTATGAATGGTAAATCTCCTTGAAGGTTAATAACTCTTGTATAACTAAAATCATTTAATAAAGCAAATGCTTCAGCTACTCTGTCAGTTCCTGATTGGCAACTTTCGCTGGTTTTAATTGTGTTAATTTTATATCTTTTACAGTGAGCAATTATTTCGTCACTGTCACTAGTGACTATTACGTCACCAATATTTGCCTCAATTGCTCGTTCATATACACGCCTTACTAGGGTTTTACCATTAATATCTGCTAGTGGTTTATTTGGCAAGCGAGTTGATGCACCGCGCGCAGGTATAATAATAAGATTTTTCATATATTTCTCCTAATGTTAAAAATATTATAAAAACTTATTGACATGTTATCAATATTCATGTAGGATATAAAAAGTTAGAAAATATCGCATTTGAACTATTATTTGCGGATATTAACTAAATACTTAATACAAAAAATGTTAAAAAGAATTGAAAAAACTTGTTGACATTAGATCGAAGCTTTGTTAAGCTTAAAGAAGTTAAAGAGCCGCTGTTGTTGGGTTATCGTATAACACAGAAGAAGTTATGGTTCTGCGGAATGCATAACACTTAGTAGAAAAGACGTAACACCACCGCAAACACCGACCAAATGGTCAAACCAACGGCGATATTTGCTCTTCAATCTGGCAGGAACACAGATTAATATGTTCCGGGTGGTTAACGGTACTCTACTGAGTTTATTAGAATAAAAATGCAACTTTAAGGTCGAATTAAAACGGTTATCGTATTGGAACAAAACATCGTTTTAAACAACCTTATCTTAAAGGAGGCTATTATGGCAAAAAGAATAACAACCCAGCACGAAGTAATCAAGGGTCGTGAGTCAGAAATGACTCAAAACTCCAATGGCGCTTTTGTATTCGCCATGGATGATTGGAAGCAGTTGGAACGCTTCTTAGTTCTCGGTACTGAAGGTGGTACATATTACATTAAAGAAGAAACACTTACCAAGCAGAACGCGCTTGCTCTTCTTCGCTGCCTTGACGAGGATGGCAAAAGAGTAGTAAAGATGGTAGCGGATATTTCAATAAGCGGAAGAGCTTATAAGAATAATCCTGCTATTTTTGCTTTAGCCCTTGCTTCCGCGCACACCAATCTTGAAACACGTCAGGCAGCTTTTGATGCACTACCAAAAGTAGTTAGAACTGCAACTCATCTTTACACCTTTGCTCACTACATGCAATCATTTCGTGGTTGGGGTAAGGCTGCTCGTAAGGCTGTGGCAAAGTGGTACACTGAAAAGAGCGTAAAAGACTTAGCTTATCAAATGATTAAGTATCAGCAGCGTGATGGATGGACACACAAGGATATTATCCGTCTCGCGCACCCTGTTGCTAACTCGCCCGAACAGGAAGCCCTATTCAGATGGGCGGTTGCTGGTCAAAACGGTTTGAGTGATACAGTGCGTAAGATCAAGAAGAATGGTGTGATGGTAACAGAAACACGTTCTGATCTTTCTGCAAACATTCACGCTCAAATTTCAGCTTTTGAAGAAATGAAAAAGCTGGGTGAACAGGACGTTAAGTCTGCGATCAAGTTGATTGAAGAACATGATCTTCCCCGTGAAGCAGTATCAACACATTTCTTGAATGATGCAAGTGTATGGAACGCGCTTCTAAAGCGTATGCCAATGACCGCAGCTATTCGTAACCTTGGTACAATGTCAAAGAATAAAGTATTTGATATTGCAGAAGCTAAGAACAAAGTTCTTGAAATGCTAACCAACAAGGAACACTTAATGCGCTCTAGAGTGCATCCAATGCAAATCTTGATTGCTCTAAAAACATATGAGCAGGGTAAAGGTATGTTGGGCAAGAACACTTGGGCTGTTGACAGAGACATTCTTTCTGCTCTTGATGAAGCATTCTACAAGGCCTTTGTGAATGTTACACCAACCGGCAAGAGAATACTTTTGGCACTTGACGTTTCGGGTAGTATGACTGGGTTGGGAACAACTCCAATCCAGGGCTTGACTGCCCGTGAAGTTACCGCTGCTATGAGTTTGATTACTCTTTCGGTGGAGGAAAATGCAGAGGTTGTGGGCTTCCAGAACAGATTAGTTAAATTAAATATTTCATCTAAGATGAAACTTCCGGCTGTTATGAAGAAGATAGATAATCTTCCTTTTGGAAGCACCGATTGCGCTGCACCTTTTTCTTGGGCTAAGGAAAACAAGAGAGAATTCGACGCATTCTGTGTTTACACTGATAACGAAACTGGTAGTGGAAGTTATTGGGGTAGATCTAGAGCAAGTGCTCAACCTGCTGAAGCATTAAAGTCTTACCGCAAATTAACTGGTATCCCTGCGAAAATGGCAGTTATTGCTACTGCCGCAAACAACTTCAGCATTGCTGATCCCAAGGATTCAGGAATGATTGACGTTTGTGGATTTGATGGTACGATTCCTGCTATGTTGGGCGATTTTATTAGAGACTAATAACTTCTAATTACTAGATATTAAATTAGAAAAAAGAGCGATAAATCGCTCTTTTTTCTTCTTAGAATGTGATACACCATTCTTTTTTACCGGCATCCCAAATTCTATCAAACCCCAATTCAATCATAGCAGATTTTTCGGTATGATTGGTTAAATCTAAACCAAATTTTTTTTCAATTAATTTTCGCCTAAAATTAAATCTATGGTACACGTTTTGATAATCGGTGTAGTAGTAAGTAACGGGTAATTCTTTAGAAAATGTAAAACCATTTTTAAGGTATACATTGCCATTACTAATTCTATTATCTGAAAAACTTTTAATCCATTTTGGATTATATTTTATGGCGAAATGTTTTATCATTTTGCTGAATAACCCGGGGACAGGTTGATTAATGGAAAATCTAGTTAATTCATACCCATCTTTTTTGGGTTGAAATGTCATTACACCCACTAATTCTAAATTATTCCAAGCACCTATTCTTATTCCTTGCTGTGGAGTTTTTCCTTGTATATGATTTTGGTTTAAAAATTCATTCGCTAATTTGGGAGATATTTCTGATAGAGTAACTTTTCTAGCACCTATTTTGGATTTTTGTAATTTTAATTTATATTTTAACATTTTCTCTATTACAGAAAAATTATCTCTGATTTCATTTTCCCAAAATTGAAGCAAGTTAATACCATTTTGTTCAGCAAGATTAAATTTGTTTTTATGATATTTTATATCTGGTTTTTGTTTTTCACTGTGCCAATATAGTCCATGTAATTCTATTCCTAACTTATAATCTGGCAAATAAAAATCTAACTCTAAAGGTGATATAATTTTTCTATTATTTTGCGAAAAAATAATATTATTTTCTTCTAAAAAGTCTTTGATGATGACTTCCGGATAACTCATTTTATTTAATGATATTTCTAAATTTAATTCATGTTTATAGAAATGTGATAAAAATGAAGTTCTATCTAGATTCAAAAATTTAATGATTTTAGTAGTATTTTTATCATTATCTATTATAATTTTTTTAAGTTTTTCTTTATTTTTTAAGATGTCTTCAATGTCCTTGCCCAAGGTAATATATTGTTGGTGAGTAACACCATATTTTTCAACTAAAGTATTTTTTCTTTTATTATTTGCTTCGACTGAGTTTTTACTTAATTGGTTTTCTGGTAATAATAAAATACACTCTACGCCATATTTTTCTTGAACTGTTTCTTTTTGTCTATTCTTTATTTCTGTATTTTTGGTTGGATTATCAACGCCATATTTTTCTAAATTGGTTTGACGGAACTTTTCTAATCTATTTTTCTTTTTTTCTTCAGAAAATTCTTTGTACTTTTCTAATCTATTATTTTTGGCAAATTCTATGTAACAAGAGCAAGATTTTGATACAGCACAAAATCTTTTATATCCTGCATTTTTGTCTATAAATTTTAATGGCTTATTTAATTCGCATTTTTGCCTAGCTAACGGATTACCGCCCAAGTATAATAATTCATTTATTGGTCTATTGCCGTATAATTCTATTAATTTGGGTAATAGCCATGGGTGTGACTTAACCGCTTTATTGTGTTTTTGCGGTATTAATTCTAAAATTTTATCACATTCTATTTTAATTTGTTCAATCATATTAAAATAATAGCATACTTTTTAGAAAAACTATAAATATATTTAATATTAAATCCTTTAGGAGATCGTAATGGCAGGATTAAAAACTTTATCTAAATTTGGTGTACCTATATTTTCCACCGGTGCTGCGGCAGGTAAAATCGGTATGTTGCAACCCAAGCCAGCGTATCGTTTTAGAGTACGTGTCTTAAACTTTGGTGATGAACAACAGTTAGAAGATTTATCAAGGCAGGTAGCGACCGCTTCTAGGCCCAAATTAGATCAAACACCTGTACCTGTTGATAGTTATAACTCAAAAGCATATTATGCAGGTAAACACGAATGGCAACCGATTGAAGTCACTGTTCGTGATGATATCACTAACAGAGTAACAAGATTAGTTGGTCAGCAAGTTCAAAAACAACTAAATCATTTTGAACAAACCGGATTTGCTGCTGGCATAAATTATAAATTCAATATGTATATGGAAATGTTGGACGGCGGAAACGTCAAGGTATTAGAAGAATGGTTTTTAGAGGGCTGTTTTTTGAGCAATGTTGATTGGGGCTCACTTGATTATGGAAATAGTGACCCAACTATGATTACGATGAGTATTCGTTATGATAACGCTCAATATGCTGGTGAAGATGGTGATGACAGAAGCGTATTCCCACTTATTCCGTTCAATAACGTACCAGGCAATAGCCCAGGAACAATTGGTTAATAACTTATTGATAACAATATATTTTTATTATTAATATTCTCAATTTTTATAGAATAATTATGCCAGAGGAAACTTTGGCATAATTCATGATAAACCAATCAATAATTAAATATGTATAATATTTCTAAAATATAAATATTAACATTAATAAAAGGATAACAATGCCATTATTTAGTGACGTTTTAAGAACATTAACCAACGTATTGCCAACTACTGCCGCAGAACCTTCGACTATTTTTAGAGATTCTAGAACAGCGGCTAGAATGTGGGGTATGAAAGATGCTAATTTGGATCGTCTACCAAGACCCAAATTCTTATTTACGGTTAACTTTAATAGGCCGATCGGGCAGGGCGGCGTAACTAGATATGGAGATTGGACGACCGGTGTTAGTTTTTTAATTAAATCAGCCACTAGGCCAAATATTGCATTTAAAACAGAAACGCTTAATCAATATAATAAGAAAAGAGTTATTCAAACCGGAATAGAATACGAGCCCATTGAAGTTACGTTTTATGATACGTATGACCAAAGAGTAGTTCAAATGTTTAAAGAATATTGCCAATATTATTATGGTGATTTTTTTGGTACTAGAACTTCTTGGAATTATGATGTGATAGCTTCACGGTTTCAAACTGCGCAGGGTGATTTAGATTTTGGCTTTAATGCACCCAACACCAACGGAAATAATGCTTATTTTTTTAGTGATATTGAATTTTATCAATTTGGCGCTGGCAGATTTAACAAATTTACTCTTATTAATCCCAAAATTCAAAGTTTTAATTATGACGATGAAGATTATTCAGATAATACTTCACCACAAATGATTAGAATAAGATTTGCGTATGAGGGTATTATTTTTGAAGCGGATAATCAACCAATTAATCAATCGTTGGCAAGTGATTACGGGTTAGATTTAGGAGATTTTAATGATGTGTTTTTCCCTGGATTTGTTCAAAATCCTACATTAAACACAACATTAAAAACACAGGCTCAGGGACAAAACATAACCAACAACACGGTTAATGCCTTCGCTGATACCAGGCAACCTGTATATTCGGTTTCTCAGGAGAATAATAATCCAAGTTACACTAATGCAATAGGCAACGGTATCCAAGTAGCTTTTAGTAATAATCCCGAATTACGCGGCAATATTGAGTTAAATAATGCTGTTTCAAATATTAATTTGGGTGTAAATACAATACAAACATTAGAACGCTCAAGTGCGACTGGTATGCCCGGTAAAATAGCAGGCAATGTTGTGCGAGGCATTGGACAAAATATACAGAATAGATTAATTAGCCGTATTAATGGAATTTTTAGATGAGTAGATATACTAGTGGGCAATACGAACCCAAAAATCCAAAAAAATATATAGGCAAATATCCCATAATATATAGAAGCAGTTGGGAATTGGGGTTAATGCAAAAGTTTGATATACACCCCAATATTACGGAATGGGCTAGTGAAAGTTTGCAAATACCATATCGTAATCCTTTTACTAACAAAGATACAATTTATGTACCTGATTTTTTTGTTAAATATATAGATAAAACCAATAAAATCCATGTAGAAATAATTGAGATTAAACCACTTAAGGAAACACTTTTAGAAAAAGCAAAATCCAAAAAAGATAAACTTTCTGTAGCATTAAATACTGTTAAGTGGCAAGCTGCCCAAGCTTTTTGTAAGAAAGCTGGTATAACATTTAGAATAATGACGGAAGAACAGTTATTTAGGAAATAATATGACGAAGCAGATTGAGGAAACTTTGAATTTACCAAG